CAACGAGGTTGACTTGGGCAATGGTGCCGCATACAACCCAGAGGACGCTCTTCGCATGTACTTCCAGACCGGTAGTGTAATTGGAAGGAGCTACACCCAGGACGGTGAGTTCAACAACGCACGCGTTCCGATTCAAGAATTAAACTCTAGCGCCGCACAAGGAAAAATATCTAGTCTGATCGCAGCATACAACCAGTACATGAGCATGCTGCGTGACGTTACAGGCCTTAACGAGGCACGCGACGGCTCTATGCCTAGCTCAGATGCTTTGGTGGGCGTACAGAAGCTCGCTGCAGCTAACTCGAATACTGCCACAAGACACATTCTCGACGGTGGTATCTTTATCACACGCAGACTGTCTGAGGCATTGTCTTGCCGTATCTCTGACATCTTGGAGTACGCTGACTTCAGAGACGAGTTTGCAAACCAGATCGGTAAGTACAACATCCAGATTCTTGACAGCATCAAGGAGCTTTACCTGCACAACTTTGGTATCTTCATCGAGGTTTCTCCAGACGAAGAAGAAAAGCAACAGCTTGAGGCCAACATTCAGATGGCATTGAGCAGGGACCAGATCGCATTGGAAGATGCAATCGACATACGCGAGATCAAGAACTTGAAGCTTGCCAATCAGTTGTTGAAGGTTAAGCGCAAGGACAAGGAGAAGAGAGACATGGACAAGCAGCAGATGATGTCTAAGTTCCAGTCTGACTCTAACATCGCAGCCACACAGGCAGCAGCCGAGGCTAAGATGCAACAGATCCAGGCTGATACCCAGTCTAAGATTCAAATCAAAGAGGCAGAGTCAATGTTTGCAATTCAAACAATGGAGCAAGAAGCACGCATTAAGTTGAGCTTAATGCAACAAGAGTTCCAGATGAACATGCAGCTGAAGGGTCTTGAGTCACAGGTTCTTACAGACAAGGACAAGATGAAAGAGGAGGCTAAAGATAAGAGGGTTTCTATTCAGAACACTCAACAGTCTAAGTTGATTGATCAAAGAAAGAACAATCTTCCTCCGATAGACTTCGAAAGTCAAGAAGATTCCATTGATGGCTTCGACTTAGCATCATTCGAGCCAAGATGATAGGTGTCTATAAGATAACATCACCATCTGGTCGTGTATACATAGGTCAATCGACAGATATTGACTTTAGGTTTGGCGCTTATAAAAAATTAAAGTGTAAACCACAGGTAAGGATATATATGTCACTTGTAAAGCACGGGGTAGAAAGCCACACTTTTGAAGTAATAGAGGAATGTTCTATTGATTTATTAAATGAAAGAGAAAGGTATTGGCAGGATTTTTACGACGTGTTGGGGAAAAATGGATTGAATTGCAACTTGGTATCTACAGAAAACTCACCAAAAGTGTTATCTGATGAAATGAAGTCTAGAATATCGGCTTCTCTTACTGGATTTAGGCATACCGAAGAAAGCAGGGCTAAAATATCTAGGGGGTTAACAGGAAGGCCTGTTTCACAGGAGACCAGATCCAAGATATCGGAGTCTAATAAAAACAAACATTGCTCACCCGAAACGGCTAGAAAAATATCCGAAGCGCTAAAGGGTAGAAAAATACCAAAAGAGGTAATTGAAAAAAGGAGAAAAAGTCAGTCTGGATCTAATAGTGCTCATGCAAGGATTGTTTTAAATACTGAGAACGGCGTCTTTTATGGTTGCATTAAAGAAGCTGCTGATTGCTACGGAATCAGCAGAAGTACGCTTAACAACTTTTTGATAGGTCATAGAAAAAATAAGACATCGCTAGTGTATGCGTAGAAGAAATTTGAGCCAAAATAGCGTGTCACTATTTTACGTAAATTTGTGACGAAATAATCTAATTAAATATGGAAAATGAATTTAAAGTGAAGGATGTTGCCTTCGAGGAGCAGAAATCTGTTCAAGAAGTGGAAGAGCAACTCCTAAAAGAACACGAAGAGAAGCACGGCATCTCTTCCGAAGAAAAACCAGTAGAGACCACAGTAGTGGGGTCTGATGGCACAATAGAAAAAGTCGAAGAGACTGAGGCGTCTAACGCCAAGGATCTCGGAGACGAAGACGTTCTTACATACTTAAAAAATCGGTACAACAAGGAAATCAACTCTGTTGATGACTTGTTTCAGGCGAGAAAAGATGCGGAGGAACTTCCAGAAGACGTGTCAGCCTTTTTGAAATACAAGAAGGAGACCGGGCGAGGCATCGAAGACTTTATTCAATTGAATAAGGACTACGATTCAGTTCCTACGAATCAACTGTTAGCTGACTACATCAAGCAAGAGAACCCAGAGTTCGATGAAGAAGACGTAAAGTTTGAAATCGAAAGCAGGTACGAGTTTGATGAAGACCTTGACGACCCGAAGGAAATCAAGAAGAAAAAGCTAGCAATGAAAAAAGATCTTGCTAAGGCCAAGGACCACTTCAATCAATTGAAGGAACAATACAAGATACCTCTTGAGTCAAGGGGTGGCTTAGTTTCTGATGACGAGAAGGGTGAGTACGAGGCTTTTAAAAGATATGCCAAAGAGTCCGAGGAAGTGCAGAAGTCTCAGTTAGAGCGCTCAGAGTTCTTTGCCAAGAAGACGGACGAGCTTTTCAGCGACCAGTTCAAAGGTTTTGAATTTAAGGTCGACGACAAGGCAATCTCGTTTAAGCCTGGCAGTCCAGAACAAATGAAGAAGGCTCAATCTGACGTTAGCAAGTTCATTGGTTCGTTCTTAGATGAGAACGGATACGTGAAGGACGCTGCTGCATATCACAGAGCTATCGCTGTAGCTATGAACCCCGACGGTTTTGCCAAGCACTTTTATGAGCAAGGCATGGCCGCTGCGGTAGACAGTGTTGCTAAGGAGTCAAAGAACATCCAGATGGACGTTCGGTCAACACCTCAGTTAACGCCATCTACTGGGTTTAAAGTTGTAGCGCTAGACAATGACCACGGAAGCGGGCTAAAGATAAAAATGCGTAACAAATAACAAACAAAAAACTAAAAAAACAAAACTATGGCTGGATCAGTTCAAGCGAGTCCCGGGTTTGCAATAACCCCCTCGTCCGTAAAGGCAACTTTGCCTTCAAACTACATTACCAACTTCGATTTCTTGAATCAGTATCTTCCTGATACCTACGAGAAAGAATTCGAGCGTTATGGTAATCGCTCTATCGCATCTTTCTTGCGCCAGGTTGGTGCTGAGATGCCTTCTAACTCTGACTTGATCAAGTGGGCAGAGCAAGGTCGTTTGCATACCAAATATGCAAGCTGTACTTCTGCTGCTGCTGCCGGTTCTGACACCGCTACTTGGACTGTTGCTGATGCAGGTATTACTGCATGTAACTTCCGCGTAGGTCAGACTGTGTTCTTGTCTCGTAACGCTGGTGGTACTCAAAGCGACAAAGCTATCATCACCGCCGTTTCTGGCTTGACTTTCACCGTTGCTTACTATGCTGGTGGTGGACAAACTATCCCTGTAACAACTGCATCTACTGCTTTTGTTTATGGTTCTGAATTCAAAAAAGGATCAAACGGTATGTCTGGTTCTTTGGAAGCTCAAGATGACATCTTCGACAACAGCCCTATCATCATCAAGGACAACTACGAAGTATCTGGTTCTGACATGGCTCAGATCGGATGGGTAGAAGTTACTACTGAGAATGGTGCAACTGGCTACTTGTGGTACATCAAGTCTGAGCACGAAACTCGTTTGCGTTTCGAGGACTACTTGGAAATGTCTATGGTAGAAGGTGTTCCTGCTGAAACTGCATCTGGTGCTATCGCAGTAACTGGTGACGTTGGAAACAAGGGTACAGACGGTTTGTTCTACACCATTGAGCAACGCGGTAACGTGTGGGCTGGTGGTAACCCAAGCACATTGGCTGACTTCGACGCGATCATTCAGCGTTTGGACAAGCAGGGTGCTATCCAAGAGAACATGTTGTTCGTTAACCGTAACTTCGGTTTCGATATCGACGATATGTTGGCTACTCAAAACAGCTACGGTGCTAACGGTACTAGCTACGGTGTGTTCAACAACGACGAAACTATGGCCTTGAACTTGGGCTTCAAAGGTTTCAAGCGTGGTTATGACTTCTACAAAACCGACTGGAAATACTTGAACGACGCTACTTTGCGTGGTGGTATCGTTGGTGGTGAAGTTAATGGTGTGTTGGTTCCTGCTGGTTCTACTAACGTGTACGACATGGTGATGGGTAAGAACGCTAAGCGTCCTTTCTTGCACGTTCGTTACCGCGCTAGCGAAACTGAGAACCGTCGCTACAAGACTTGGATTACTGGTTCTGCCGGTGGTGCTTCTACTAGCGATTTGG